AAGCCGTAGCCAGATTGTGTTTGATCGGCCCGCTCCAATGCGTGGCCATGAGCCTGAATTCATGTGGGCATTGGGCGATGCCTGGGGTTTGCCCAAGGAGCAGAGGGACCGTGAGATATGGGCGAGCGAGCACTTCATTCAGTTGATGAAGACAGGCAGTGAGCCATTGGACTGCATTGGCTGGTGGGAACAGGCCAAGGAGCCGTGGCGTTTCGTGGCGCTATGCCGTGAGCTGTCGAACTACATGGAAGACGACGAATATCAGACACGGATGGTGTTCCAGCTGGATCAAACGTGCTCAGGGTATGGACACCTGTCTTGTCTGTTGAGGGATGGAGATCTTGCGTTGTTGACCAATGTGACCGGCGAGATTCCGTCTGATTTGTATGAAGCGGTGCGGATGGTGGTGCAACACCAGACCATGCCATGGCATAGCGAGGATGAGCGCACCAAAAAGCATGCTGATTGGTGGGCTGAGTACGGGTTTGATCGCAGCTTGATCAAGCTATGTGTGATGCCGTGCATCTATGGCCGCAGCCATACGTCGATGCTGCGAATCATCGAGGAGCACTGCCGAGATCGGATCAACAACTTCCTGACAAAGGATGGACTGCGTGTTGTGGAGCTGGCTCGAATACTTGGCTTTGCAGTTAATGCAGCAGTGAAGGTAGTGCTGCCAACTGTTGGTGATTTGCAGAAATGGTTGCGGGTATTGGCTAAGGCCAGCGTTGATCAAGGCAAAGCCCCGTCATGGGTGACGCCGAACGGGATGAAGGTGCTGAGCTATGGGATGGAGACCAGTGAGCACTCGATGTATTTGGAGTTAAGCGGCCGACTAATGAAGATCAGCTGTGGCTTGGATGACGGAAGGCTTAGCAAGCAGAAGAGCTACAGCAGGTTGACTGCTGACTACATCCACAGCATGGATGCTGCATTTTTAGAGCGGTTTATATGGCATTGGAAGACGTATGAATACCCTCTTGTGACAGTGCATGACTGCATTGGGACCAGCCTGGACAAGGTGTCACTGTTGAGCCGTGAATTGACTGATCAATTCTCCAGGTTCTATAGCGAGGATCACTTGTCGAAGTTGAAGCAACGTGTTGAGGATGAGACGGGTCAACGTATGCCGTGGGCCCCGTATAAGAACACGCTTGAGCTGCACGAGATTGGAGAAAATCCATACTTGTTCTGCTAACACCTTGCCTACTGGCAACAATGTTGGTAGGCTTACATCGCTGGCATGGTTGATCGACTGCAACCTGTAAGACCAGCACTTTTCACATCACTTTTTTCATGGCCAACAACATCTCGACTGACATTCAAGAGGTTGCATTCGCATATCTTGCTGAGCCCCGCGAAAACCTCAGCGGTGTTCTCGAATGGAACGTCGCACTGAACGTACCCGTCACCTCAATGCAGCAGTTCGAGGACGCTGCTCTCGCTGAGATCGAAGACAAGCAAAAGGCTGGCCGCTTCCCTAAGCCCACACCCCAAGGCTGGAACACTCCCTGGAAGGACAGCTACAAGAAAGAAGATGACGGCACCAAAACCAAGGTCGATGACCACAATCTTGTGGTCTTCAAGCGCAAGGTTGAACGCAAGTTCCGCGGCGAGACTGTCCGTAACAATCCTCCCATCATCTTTGATTCAATGGGGCAAAAGGTTCCCAATCCTCCCCGCCTTGGCAATGGCAGCAAGATCAAAGTGATCTATCAACCTTTCGCTTACGACACTGCCGTCAAGGGCGTGCAGTTCCAGCTGATGGGAGTGCAGATTGTGGAGCTGAAGGCACCTGCCTCTGAGATTGCAATGGCACCTGTCGAAGGTGGCTGGCAGGCAGAACGTGAGGGCATTGACGAACTGCAAGCCATCCTCAACGACTGATGTTCAACCGCTTCAACCAACACAGGGAGAGGCGGAAGAAAGGTGAGTTCAGATCCAAGCTTGAGGGTGAGATCAGTCAGGCCTTGCAACAGCAGGGCCTCGACATCGATTACGAAAAAGATCGATTCGATTTCTACCTCAAGCGGTTCTACACCCCAGACTTCCGAGTGAAAGGCAAAGCCTTTGACTTCTGGATTGAAGTCAAGGGTTACTGGCCCAGCAGTGAGCGCTCAAAAATGCTCGCTGTGATTCAACGGCACCCAACACTGCCGATCTTTGTTGCACTGCAACGTCCGCACATGCGGATCAGTAAGACAAGCAAAACGTCTTACTGCCAGTGGTGTTCTCGATACGGACTGGCTTGGTGCCCTACCCCCATCCCCGATGACTTCCTCAACGCATGGGTAACTGGACAGAGACTCACATTCCGTGCCCCGACACAGAAGGATGCGGCAGCTCAGACGGAGCTTCCGTTAACAGCGACGACGGTTCAATCCATTGCTACGCCTGTGGACAGCACTTCATGAATACAAAGGACAAACCTGATCCACTTGCTGCCTATGGCGGCAGCCGTATGGATGCGGCCCAGGTTCAGGTTGCAACACCCTTGCCAGCTGGCACCTATTGCGAGCTGGCAGACAGACGCATCGGTCAATCAACCTGTCGGTTGTATGACTACCAAGTCGCACTGCACCACGGCAGGCCGGCTCACTTCGCTCACATCAAAGACCAGCAAGGTCGGAACGTCGCAACGCACATCCGGATACTGCCTAAGCAGATCACTTGGAAGGGTTCACCCAAGGGCACCCAGCTGTTTGGCCAGCACCTAGGCAGTGGCTCCCACTTGATCATCACCGAGGGGGAGATCGATGCCATGTCAGTGCATGAGGCGTACTGCGCCAGGACCAAAGGCGTCGTTGCCGTCAGCATCACGTCCGGCGTCAACGCTTGCCTCAACAACCTCAAGGCCAACCTCAAATACATCAACAGCTTCAACCGCGTCACGGTTTTCTTTGATGACGACAGGCCCACTAAGCAGGAGGAGGAGGGCAAACCAAATGTTGGCCAGGAGTGGGCGGCCAAGGCTGTTGAACTGATCGGTCCCAAGGCTCGGCTGGCCACTGGCCTTGGATACAAGGACGCCAATGAGGCATGGCAAGCACTCGACGGTGACGCTATCCGCCGAGCTATCGACAACGCCACCAAGCACACGCCTGAGGGTGTGGTGCAAGCGGTTGACCTGCTCGATGCAGTACTGAATCCCGAGGAGGACCGTGGCATTGACACCCCCTGGAAAGGATGGGACGCAGCGACCGAGGGATACAAACCAGGTGAACTGTGGCTTATCGCTGGTGGCACCGGCATTGGCAAGTCGTTGTTCACCCGGTCAATGGCTCTCGACCTGGCCAGCAATGGAACCAAGGTTGCCTACATCGGCCTGGAGGAGAAGGCATCCACCACGCTGGAACGGATGCTGTCGGAAAAGCTTGGCGTTCCCTTTCACCTTCAGAGCACAGAGGTACGGAATGAGTTGAAGGCAGAGGTGACTGCTGCGATGAAACAATTCGCACCCAATCTTCTGCTGCTCGACAAATTCGGGAGCGAAAGCATGGAAGCTTTCGTGTCAACAGTCAAACACTACGTTCTCAATGAAGAGTGCCGTGTCGTTTTCCTTGATCACTTCTCTCTCCTCGCAGATGGTATTGCTCTCAATGTTGATCAGCGCCGGGCTATTGATAAGGCGATCAAAGATCTCAAGACGTTGGCGATGGAACTCGGATTCACATTCGTCGTTGTCTGCCACCTCTCCCGTGCACAAGGCATGGCCCAGTCGCACGAAGAAGGTGGTGAGCCGAAGCTCTCCGAACTACGAGGATCTCATTCCTTAGCGCAGATCCCTGACTACATCTGGATGCTTGCACGCAATCCATTGGACACTGAACAACCCAACACAACATCATGCTGGCTCAAGAAGAACAGGATCAAGGGCGAAGTGGGAATGATGAGCAAGCTCGAATTCTTGCCAAAGGTTTGCCGATTCAAGGAAGAATTTGCGAGGACTCCGTCCTGATCACGATCCTGACTAACAGTCTTGAACGTGCGAACAGGATTCACAAGGAAGACATTGCACTGGACAAGATGCGGGATCCAGATGACCCGCAACATCAGAGCTATTGGACTGGCTACTGGGCTGGATATAGCTGCGCTCTTCGTCACTGCCTCGATCTAATTCATTCCAACCAAATCAATGGGACACAAATCGAAGAACCCCTGGACCCTGGAACAGTTCTTCCAGAGACAGCTTGAGGAATCTATCCACAACTTTGGATCAACCAAAGAGCACGCCGCTCGACAGTACTGGCAGGGCTATGGCTCAGCCATGAAGGCAGCACTCGAATTCTTTCGCGAACGAATTGACCATGACAACGCTTTTAATTGACGCCGACATGCTGCTGTTTCGCACGATGGCAGCGTGGGAGATCGAGGCCAACCTTGGCGATGAGGTGTGGGTCCGTTGGGCTGAACTCAACACCGTGCGTGAGGAGTTTTGGAAAACCATCAATGAATGGTTGGAACGTTGGCCAATGGCTGACTACAGGCTGTGCTGGACAGGGCCGAGCGCATTCCGCAAGCGCATTGCTCCTGACTACAAGGCCAATCGTGCTGGCATCTTGAAACCTATTGGCTACAAGGTGATGAA